CGGTAGAGGAGCGCGCCATCGATCACCGTGGGATCGGCCCACTCGAGCCTCACGCCGTCATAGTTGATGTCCCTTCGCGTCCGCGTGAGGCCCTCGGCGGTGCCGAAGTTCTCCGCGATCGTCAGCGTCGGCGTGAAGCTGTCAGGATCCCAACGGTAGACGGTGAACTTGCCGGCGGCGTCCCAGTCCATGACGTAGCCGTGCTCGAAGAGTAGATCGTCCAGGAAGTCGCGGTAGGTCTCGTCTTCCGCGGTCGCGGCCACGTGCAGGACCGTGTCCGTGACATTGGGAGCGCTGGCCGAGACGATGTCCGGCACTGGGTAGCCGGCCATGTCCAGAAGCAGATGCACGATCGAATGAGCCGCGTCCGCCTTGTCGAAGACCTTGAGGGGTGTGCCCCCGATCGCGGAGGGGTATTGGAAGCTGGTCGCGATCTTCTCGTCGAGGAGGTAGGAGTTGTCCAGGAGCTCGAGATCGAGCGCTTCAACCACCTCCCCGGCCGTCTGCCGATACGTCGGCGCCACGTATCCCGTGAACTCCGGGGTGTCATCCTCGCGCGAGACCTGGGCCAGGATGATCCTGCCCTCGTAGACGAAGAAGCCGTTGACCAGGTCGTTGTCATGCTTGAGCTGCAGACGGAAGCTGTCGACGACGCTCTTCCGGTCATCGTTCATGAGCCGCCGGCTGATCGCCTTCGATCCGTGGCGCACGAGGTGCGTCACGTCGGTCCAGTCGCCGGCGCCCGGGAAGAAGACCTTCACCTTGAGCTTCACGCCGGGATCCTCCGACGTCGCTCGAGGCGCTCCCAGATCCTGGAGATCTCTTCCGTCAGGTGCTCAACACCGTAGATGTTGCCGTGGAAATGGAGCGCTGGGCCGGAGCTCGGGCCGAAGCGGTTCGGCGATCCGATCGGGGTGACGCTCACCCGCTCGCGCCCCCCGGGGTTGTCTCCGACCATGAGCAGGCGGGGGCCACTCGTAACGAAGTCGGCGCCGGCGGCCGCCGCCTGCTGCATTCCTGGTCCGGATCTGGGGAAAACCGCAGCCGCGGACGCATAGGCTGCATCAATGGCCGCGATCGACTGCGCGTTCCTGATCGCCTCCGTGGCCGCGTTGATCGTATCGAGGTAGCTCTGGTACCTCTCGTCCCGACCGCTCGTAAACCTTTGGTAGTCGCTCATCGCATTGAGGGAAGCCTGAATCGTCACGGCCTGCGCCGCGAGATTCGAGAGCGCGGTCTGGCGGGCGTCCTCCACTGCCTGCCGTTGCGCCTCTTCGGCATCGATGGCCGCTTGAGCCGCGTCAAATGGCGCCTCGACCGTGGCCTGCTCCTGTTCGAACTGCTGGTTCAGGCCCTGGGTCTGCGCGATGAACTCCTGCGTACTGATGAGGTTCCGTTGCCAGGCGTCCCGGATCACGTCGAACTCGCGCCCGAACTGCGTCTCGAGGTCCGCCATGGCATCATCCCGGATCTGCCGCTCGCGCTCGATGGTCTCCTGGAGGATCCGGACACGCTCCTCCGCGAGGCGCTCCTCCTCGCTGATGATCATCGAGGCGTAGTCCGTGGTGTTGTTCTCCGTGATATGCCCGATCCCGGTTGAGGCGATGAGGCCGCCGGCGAGAGCGACGATACCCGATGCGGCCACCAGTGCGAGGCCAGGGGGGATGGCGCCCGCAACGATGAGCTTCAGGCCGGCCTCCAGGAGAAGCGGTGCCACCCTGCTCAGGATGCTGCCGGCGGCCTCCACCGCGGCATCCCCTATCCCGCGGATGGCCTCGGAGGCGGACTCCGCTTTGCCGATCGATTCCCCGATGGCATGCGCGAACGGCAGGAGTTGATCGGTCATGGTCCGTGCGGCGCTTCTGCCGAGATCCGTCCAGATCTCCTTGAGCTCCTTCTCCTTCGCGATCTGCTCTTCGGCGATCTTCTTCTGTCGCTCTTTCTCTTCCGTGATGAGACCGGTGATCCCGAGCTGCTCTTCGAGCTCGGCCTTGATGCCGGCCAGGAGAGCGATCTGATCCGCTGAAGTGGTCGGATCTGAGAGCAGATCCTGCACCTGTGCGTAGACTGACCACGCCTCGGTGGTCTCCTGCACTCTCGCCTGCTCCTGATCCAGGAGCTCGTCGAGGCGAGCCCTCCGGCTGAGGAGGGAGTCGTCCGCAGCTGCCTCTCCGTTCGTCCGCTCGATGTAGAGCTGTTTCTCCCGCTCGAGCTCCTGATATCGGCCGATCAGGGCTGCAACGGAGTCGTCCAGGAGCCCGAAGGGCAGATCGATCTGCGCGGGGTCGATCGCGAAGAGCTGAGTGAGGATCGTGTGGATCTGTTCCTGCTGGGCCTCGAGGGCCGCGGTCATGTCGAACTTCTGGCCGAGCGACTCCGTGATCGATCGATCGAGCTCGAGCTGGGCCCCCAGAGCCCGCACGAATAGCCGCCCTGCTTCAGAACCTGTCTCCGCGGAGATGCCGGCGACCTCCTGGAACCAATCCTGCCAGGGCCGCTCGAGCGCGCCGCCGCCAGTGGTGACCGTCGACACGGGGCCGGTCTTCGCGGCCTCAATCCGCGCCTGATAGTACTGCTCCTGGTCCTTGAAGGCCTTGGCCTGTCGCTCGATCTCATCCGTGACGATGCCGTTCTCTTTGGCGATCTGGATCACCACGTCCAGCGACTCGCCGTAGCTGTCCGCGATGCGCTTGTAGACCTCCAGGGTCCGATCGGCCAACGCGAGCGTCTCCGCAATCTCGCCCCTCCGGAAACCCGCATCCTCGTTGATCTTCCGGGTGTAGGCCTTGTCGATCGCCGCAGCGATTCCGACCGTCACGAGACCCACGCCTGCGATCGCGAGGCCTGCCGGGCCGAGCCTGGCGAGGAATCCTCCCACCTGTGCCCAGGGGACTTTCGAGAGGTTCAGCGCCAGCGTAGCGACGCTCCCGGCCGTCTTCAGGATCGGCCCGGCAAGGGCCGCCGCCCCGCCAAGGATGAGCACGGTTTTCTGTGCGCTCTCATCCATCGCCCCGAACTTCTCCGCCATGCGGGACACGCCATCGATGAGCTTGTTTGCCAAGGGGAGGAGAGACTCGCCGAGCTTGGCAGCGGAGAGCTTCATGTTGTCCATGGCCGAGGAGAACTTGCCGGCCGTGGTCTGGCTCATCTTCTCCATCATGCCGGCGAACTGCCCGCCGCCGGTGGTGAGATCCTGGAGGGCGGCCTGTACGTCCTTGAACTTCACCTTGCCGGTGGAGACGAACCTGAGGACCTCCTGGGTGGTCACGCCGAGGTGCTTCGCCAGAGCGTCCAGGAGAGGCACTCCATTCTCCGTGAAGCGATTGATTTCCTCGAGGGATGCCACCCCCTTCGCCTGGAGCTTGCCGTAGGCATTCACCAGCGCGTCCAGCTTCCCGCCGTCGCCCATGGCCGCATCCCCGAGCATCTGGAGACGGTTCACGACAACATCGGCGGAGGTGCCGAAGGCGAGTAGCGTCTGCGCGCCCTTGGTGATGTCCTCGAGCTGGAGCGGCGTCTCCGCGGAGAACTTCTTCAGCCGCTCGAAGATCTCCGCGCCCTTGGCGGCGCTTCCAAGGAGCGTCTCAAAGGCAACCTGCTGCTTCTCCAAGTCCGCGGCGAACTTCACGGAGGCGATCGCCGCGCCCATGATGGGGGCGGTGACGTATCGGGAGAGCGTGGAGCCTATCTTGTTGAGATCCGCGATCTGCGCTTTCATGCGCTTCGCGGTGGAGTCGAAGGTCTTGTCCGCGGTCTTGAGATCCCGGACGGCATCCTTGACCGCGGCGGTTACAATGAGGCGGAGCTCATCACTCACGTTTCTTGATCTCCATGTACTGCCAGTGGTCGAGCTCCTGTTCGCAGATCTCTATCGCTCGGACGTAGATCGGGCGTTCGCGGACCCAGCCATCGGCGTGGGCCAACCCGAAGCGTTTCCATCGTTGCCACTCGTGCCAGGCCGCGGTGACAACCTCCGCGCGGACGATGCCGGGGATCTCCTTTCTCTTGATGAAGAGCTTGGCCTTTGGATCCGTTCCCTGACTGTCCCATATGACCTCGAACTCCTCCGGAGCGAACCGCTCCAGATCCACCTGCTCGGCAGCTCCGCTCAGGATGAGCTGGGCTGCCCTTCGGAGTTTTTTTCCTGTTCACCTGTCAGACGGTTCCGGGTGAGGATCCGGACGAAGAGCTCGTTGACCAGGTCGCTGAGCACCCCCCGCCGGCATTTTACGAGCTGCTCGCCGTTCTCGATCGGAGCGCCGTTGCTCGTCACGTTGGTGAGAACCTTCACGTACTTCCGGACGATACCGATCGCGTCCGGAGGGTTGTCTCCCGTCCCAGCGAACGGCTCATACGCTTCGATCGTGGGGAACTCCAGCACGGCGCTTACCTGCTGGTGCTTCGGGAGCTCCTGGTTCCCGTTGAACTTCGGGATGTACGTCTCCCCTTCCAGGCTCTTGATGTCCATGTTCCTCCTCGCTCCACGTCACGCGGACGAGGGCGGTCTTTCGACCGCCATCGTTCGTGGCTTCCAAGACCTCGGCATTCTCGACAGCGTCGCCCGACGCCGAGACCAGGCGGATCTGCCGCGGATCCGCCGGATCGGCGCCCGGCCTGATCTGGAGGATCATGCCGTGATCGTCCGGTTGTAGATGCTCGGCCGCTCCGCGCCCACCACGGTGTAGCCGAAGCCAAACGTTTGCTTGCCGTCCATCGGCTTGTCGACGGTCAGCGAGTCAACGATCGAGGGCATGTACTCCATGATCTCGATCTCCCCGACGACGACAGTCTCGTTCCGGCCGAGGAAGAAATGGAACGTGCCGACCGTGGTCGGAGCGTAGGTGACGGCGCCCGCGCCGTTGTCCGACACCACGCGGAAGAACCGGTTGAGGATATCGGCGAGCTTCGCGGCCTCGGCCACGAAATACCCATCCACGTTGCCGGTGATCTCCGACTTGTCGCTCTCGGAGAAGCTCTTGACGTCGTCCGACTGGACGGTGTCCTCGAACTTCTCCTTGCTCGCGCCCTGCGGCACGTTCGTCACGAAGCCGAGCTTCGTCAGGGTGACGGGCTTGGCCTTGTCCCCGGTCGCCGGCGTGATGGCAGGTTTGTTGTAGACGACGTCCCCGACGACGGACGTTGCAGGGAACGTACTCGCGCCGCCTTTCGCCGTGATCTTGAAGAACTTTTCCCCCGAGAGCGGCGTGGCGCCGTTCCCGACAACCTCTGTCCCGAGCTCGCCCAGGTACAGATAGTTCTTCGATCCACTCAGTCTCTTTTCTGGCATGATCCTACCCTCCCAGTAGATTCAATTCGATCTGCAGTCTCACGACTGTGATTCCCGTTTGCTTCGCGCCCGGCGCCGGCATCTCGATCTCTGGATTCCACGCCGTGCACTCGAACACCGCGCCCCCGAGGGTGCGGTCCGCCTGAACCATGTTGATGGTCGCGTCTCCGTACCCGATCTGACGCTGCATCACCTCCTCCTCCGTGGATCCGCGGACTACGAAGGCGACGTCCGCGAGGGATCTGATCGTCTGCTCAGGGGTGAGCGGAGCCACGCGCTCCGGGATCGTGGCGATCAAGCAGGCGTCGTAGTTGTAGAGACGGTCCGGATCGTTTCGGCCAAGCAGCCAGTCCTGAATCCGGCTCGTGAGCCCGATCGCGGTCATCTCGACCGGGATCTGCGCCATCAGGTAGGTCCGGATGGCGAGAAGCGCGTTATGCGTCCGTAGCTTGGCCACTCGACCTCCTGTTCTCCGCGCGGATGAACCGGTCCATCAGCCCGGTGGCGATCTGCTTGGGGATGCCCCGCCGGCGAAAGTCCTTGAACGCGGGCTCCATGAAGGGCCCCGGAGGATCTCCGCGCTCGAATCGCATCAGGTAGTTGAGTCGGCCGCGGATCCCGCTTCCCGGGCGCACGCCGAACTGGATCTTGTTCCGCGCACTGCCGGCGCCGCGTGTGTGCCCTCTGCCCATCTTGAAGAAGCGGGTCGACTCCTTGGTCGATCGGGTGCGCACCGGTCGTCCTGGCCGCGTCCTCTGAGCACGCTCGGCGAACGACCGCTCTCGGAGGACCTGACCGGAAAGCCTAGTGATGCGGATGAACTCGGCCAGGCGATCCGCGATGACGCTGACGATGTAGTTCGCCTGCCGGGGATGCTTGTCCGCGAACTTCCCGAGGGCGCCCTTGTTGACACGGCGGAGGCTCATCCGGATCATACGCCGCTCCGGAAACTTTCGAAGACGCGCCTCGCGCTCAGGGGAATGTCCAGCTCATACGAGTAGTCCCACTCGTCCACCTTGGCCGACTTCAGCCCGATGCCGCCGGCGCCGCGGAACCTCTGCAGATTCCAGGCCACCACCTCGATCGCTGCGAACTGCAGGCGATCAGCGACGGGGCTGAGTCCACCGTTCCAGAGCACCCGCACGTTCTTCCGCCCCACGGGCCAGGCGCCGCCCAGCCACGAAAGCATCCCCTCTGCGCCGTAAACAACGAAGGCCTCGTCCTCCTCGACCTCGGTGTTGGCACCGAAGACCCGGGAACTGTCGACGTACACCGCGGTCACGCTGATGATCGGGTACACCGGTAGGCGCAGTTTCTCCCGTCCGGATCCGTCGAGGTCCTCGCTGAGGGCTCGCGCCTTCAGGGGCCTCTCCGCGATCGCCTCCGCCGTCTCCGTGACGGAGTTGATCAGACGCTCCACGAAGATCTGATCCGCGTCCTTCAGGTGCGTCTGCGCCTCCCGGACACGTGACCAGGTGGTGAGTGCTGTGGCGCTGAGGACCGAAGTGATGGTGAACAGCACGTAGCTCGGACCACCCTTGGCCTGGACGGTCTGGTCCAGGATCGACTCGGTGGGGATGTCGTCCCCGTAGAGGATCGTCGCGCTGTAGGTCCCATAGGCATCGATGATCGACTTGAGCTCCTCGAGGGTGTCCACCGTGCCGGCGGTCAGATCTAGCACGCCGGCGGTCCCGAAGGCCGCGTCCACCGCCTCCGCGCCGGCGGCACCGATCTGGGCCGTCAGCGTCTTCGCCGTGGCGTCCCCAATCAGGAGACAGCTCGCCTGGGCCCCGGTGTACTGGATCTGCAAACACCCGCCGACCGGCACAGTACTCCCTCCTCGGCCTTACGCCGGGTACTGCGCCGTGAGAAACTGGGACACGGGTCCCCGCCTCGCATCGGCGAACAGCATCGACGCGCTGGCGACGATCGTTCCGACGGTGGTCAGCTTGATGGCCATGTGGGTCCAGGTGTCGCCCAGGTTCAGCTCATCCACCTCGATCAGGGCCAGGCCCTCCTCGGTGGCAGGCACGAGCTTTGCGGCCTCGTACCCGACCATGTCGATCTTGGTGTCGTCGGGCACGATGGAGGTCAGGTAGACCGTCGTCCCCACCGCGGCCGCGAGCACCCCCGGCACGCCCTCGGTCGCGTGGTTGACGCAGAGGACCAGCCCCGCCGCATCGGCGAACTCCGCGGCTGCCGCATTGGTGGCCGCCTTCTTCGTGTAGACGACTCCGTTGATGGTGATCGTCACGTCGTTGGTGACCGTGTCCACGAGCACCGACCCCTTGATGGCATCGATCTGCCCGGTGATCGTGGCCGCAAAGCCCGTCAGCGCCTCGGCACTGCCCGCAGCGGCGCTCTTGGCCCGCATCACCTGAGCGACCACGGTGTTGGGTGTCCCCGGGTCGGCGTAGGCGATCGCTCCGCACGCGATCAGGAACACGACCTTGTCGTACCCCTTCATGGGGTAATACCTGCTCGTCTTGTTGGTCGTCACGAGGCTCTGCGGGGGCAGGCCGACGATCAGCTTGGCCCGCTCGCGAATCAGTTCTCCCTGCATCGTTTCCCTCCTTCAGCGGATGGGCGGGGAGAACGATCTCCCCGCCGGCAGTCCTCAGCTACTGTTACGCCTTGCTCAGGGCGTACTTGATGGCCGAGGGGGTGATCAGGCCGCCGTCCGCGCGGACGAACAGCATGAAGCCGATCTGGAAGTACTCGGCGTACCTCTCGACCAGGCGTGCCATCGCACCGCCCGTGACGTCCCGGACGAAGTACTGCGAGAAGTCACCGAAGAGCACGACCTTCGCCGCGGCGTCCGTGAACGAAGCCATGCTCTGGTTGACCGTGTACTGGCTCCCCAGGATCGTGTCTGGCTCGCGGGCCGAGACGGCGGGGAGCCACAGTGGTTCACCCGTGGTCGCGTTCTTGATCTTCTTCATGGCCGCCAGCCCCGTATCGTGCATCATGAACCGGCCCTGCTCCCGGTACGCCGGGTCCACCGAGTGCTGCAGGTCCACGAGCTCGTCGTACGTGGGTGCGGCCGCGGCGGCGAACTGCACGGTCGAGTCCTGAGCCGAGACCGTGACACCATCGGGCTTGCCGTTGTCGTCTCCGGTGGTGAAGTGGGTGTTCTGGATCCTGGCGATCCGGATTCCGAGCCACCTCGCGAGCAGCACCTCGAGGCCCACGTCCTCATCCTGGAGCAGCGAGGCGTGAACCTTCACGATCTTGGAGCTGTAGGTGTAGGCCTTCAGGATCACCTGGCCGAACGTCGGATCCGACGCCGCTCCGGTGGCTACGTTCTCCGCGACGATCTCACCCACGTTGGCCGTGTCGTCGCCGGTGGGGATGGGCAGATCTGCGCCGCTCCGGGTGGTGATGAGCTCGACGCCGGCCCTGCGCATTCCGCCGTAGGCCTTCATGACCTCGACGACCCGGCCGTAGAAATCCTCGGGCACCGTGTAGGCGCCCACGGCACCGGAGCCCACGCCGAGGGCCGCCTTGATGTCGGCCGATCGGGTCGACAGGATCTTCCGGTCGTCGGCGTCGAGCTCCGCGGCGCCGTTCCGGATGTACCGAAGCCAGGCCGCCTTGTACTTGGCCGCAGGGGTGTCCTTGTCGACCTCCTGGTCGCGCAGCGTCCGCTCGGCCATCGCGTCCTGGACCTGGAGCTGCGACCGCATCTCGTCCGCGCGGTCGCTCATGCGGTTCACGTCATCCAGCATCTTCTGGAACGTGCCGTGGTCCTCGGCCGAGAGGCTCCCGTCCTCGGCCTTATGCTCATCCTGGAAGGCCAGAGCCTTCTGGTAGAGCGCCTTGCGCTCCCTCAGGAGCACGTTGAGATCGGTGATGCTCACCTTCGCGGTGATCGTTTCCGGGTCCATGTTTCCTCCGTGGGTCAATTGTTGAGCTGCACCTTGCGCAGCTCCTCCTGCAGGACCGAGGCCGGGATCCGTGCGACGCCTCCCGCGTCCCCCTCTTCCGCCTCCCGCGGTTTGGGGAATCCCTTGGCCGCAATCCGTTTCGATTCGTTCCGACTGAACCCTCCTGCATCCCGCAAGAGGTCCTCGAACTCGCGAATGGACTGCGGCGGCTTCTGTTCCTGCTGCGAACGTGCCAGGACACCGTCCGGCGTCCGCTTGTAGCCGTATCTGCCGAGGTCGAAGCCGAGCGCAGCAGCGGCCGCACCGCCGGCGACCTCATCGGCGAACCCCGCTTCCACGGCCTCCGCGGCCGTGTACCAGGTCTCCGCCTTCATTGCCGCGAGTGCATCCTCACGGGAGAGACCCGAATGGCCGGTATAGATGTCGGCGAAGTTGCCGGCCATCTTCTGGAGCACCTCGGCCGTCTTGGTGTGCTCATCCGCCGGACCGACCGTGATGCCCCAGGGCTCATGGATCATCAGATAGGAGCCCTCGCCCATGATGAGCTCCTTGCCGGCGAGCGCGATCACGGAGGCCGCGGAGGCAGCGATCCCCATGACCTCGACTGTCAGACGGTCTCGCACCTGCCCGAGCAGGTTGTAGATCGCTACGCCCTCGGTGGCCTCGCCTCCTGGACTGTTGAGCAAAACGCGGATCTTGGGGGCACTCCGCACCTGGTCGAGGGCCTCCTTGACCGCCGCCAGGGAGACCTCGTCGCCGAACCACACTTGGCCGCTGATGGGACCGAAAATCGTGAGCTCTGCCTCTCCAGCTTCGTTGACCTGCATATGGATCCTGGATCGTTTCACTACTCCGCTCCTTCCTTGTCCGCCGGCGGCGCCGGAGGTTCGGTGTTGCTCTTCTGCACCAGGGTGACTGGACGCCTTACTCCCGCGTCTGCCTTCCACGCCTCCAGGACGG